TTCTAGAAGTATTGTAGGTGAATCCATATAGTACTGATTGTTAAATGTTACTGTACCTAAACTGCTGTTTTTGTCTGAAAGTTTAAAGTATTTGTTTGATGTACCTTGTGCAACATCATCTAGAGTTACTGGTAAGTTGTAATATGTACTACCATCATTTGTAAACTGCCATTTGTCATCTTGTTCATTCCAACGTATTTCTGTGCTGGTAGTTTGCGGTCTGTTTGATATAATTTGAACATTGGCATCTGTTGCCGCATTTGCGTTTAGTGTAATCTTTTGATCTGTTACAAACAAGTCTGTTACATTTTCATAATCAATATTACCTGCGGCTATAATGTTACCATTTACATTTAAGTTACCGCCCACAGTTAATGGTACTGTTGCAATATGACTTACTGCGTCTCCTTGTGCTCTTGCTGAGGTATAATATAGATTGGTTGAACCTTCTGACAGTTCATCTGTTGTATCCGGAACGTCTGCTGGTGTAAATGCAAACACACCTGTTGCTTCTGTATATGTTAAACTGCCATTTCCACTTGGGGAACCTGTTGTTAAACTTATTGCGGCTCGAACATCACTGTTTGCGACAATTGCCGCACTACCTACTGTTACGTCTGTTGTATTTTGAGTAACACTTACATTAGTTACATCAGTACTGCTTACTGTGACTGTTGCACTAGTGGCTGTTACTGCTACGTTGCTTACTGCCATCTGTTACTCCTATGTTAAACTTGTAAATCCAGCAGTTGCTAGAACATTACCTAATGCGTTGTCTCCGGGTTTGTATCTTTCGATAACTGCCCATCTATGTGCTTGTGTAACACTTGGTGATACACCACTGTCTGTCCACGTAACTGAAAATATAGTTATTGGAATATTTGTTCTTGCGTCTGGGCTTATATTTGCTGTTGCGGGATAGATATGTGCTGGTATAGTTATGTTAACAGTTCCGGCGGCATCATTTCTGTTTGATACATTGCCTGATCCTATGTCTACATTTCCGAAGTATCCTAATACAGTACTGTCTGCAAAGTTAGGTGTGCCATCTGTACGTGAATATGTAATGGTGTCTACTACGATTGTTTGAGCATCTAACTCAAAACTATAGTTTGTTATGTTTGTTCCAAAGTTATATTGGAATGTTGTTTGTTCACTTGGGAACTTTTCTACGAATTTTACATCGTCGGCGCCCGCCAAATATTGCGATACGGTAAGTAACCTGCCTCCAGCCATAATATCTCTCCTATGGGATAATTGCTTACACTATGGTGTAAAACAATTCTATTGTTTATCTTATTTATCTTAACTTGGCTGTGTGGGCCAGGTTATGTCTTGTATTGTTGCCCAATTGTCTGCATTTGTGGGCATATCTCTCAATGCTTGTCTATATGTTGCCCATTCTGCCTTCTTACTGGCACTTAATGGTGAATCTGTTGTTTGTGTCCAATCTGATATTTTTAATAATTTTGTTCTTTCTATTCTAACGTGTCTTGCAATATCTATTGTGGGTTCCGGTTTAAGTTCTACAACGTGTGGTGTTACTGCTACATTTACTCTGTATCGGTTTACATCAGGAACAACACCATCTAGAAATGCTATACCCGGATTGTTGTCCAGCATTTTTTGTTTGCTGGTATCAGTTAATCTTAAAACACTTTCTATTCTGCCTGTGTCAGTATGATATAAGGTATAATGTGTCATTAAAATATATCTCCTTTGGTTATTCTCAACATATCATAACGCATACCACTAAATCCTCTATCACCACTTCCACTTTGATCCATTGTGTTTAATCCTTCTAACACAACATTACCACTTTCTGGATTTGGACCAATAACAATCTTTTTGTTTGCTTCTAAGATACTGGGTATTTCTGTAAAGTTACTGTTTGTTATACCAAATGATTCATTTTGCACAAATCCATTTGCATATTGAATATTTAAATTTGCAAATATACTTGCTGTTGCTGTGCCACTCAGTGCACCTATAGGTGTGCCTGCCGCCATAAAACTGTAATCACCTGGTTCAATACCGCCACCTGCTGTGAAGTCTAGTTCTCTTTTTGTAAACAGATTAACATAACTTGCGGCATTAGATAAGTCTGTTTTGTCTGCAGGTTTGTCTTCTATTTGTCCGCCGGGACTTAAAGGCCCAATATGAAATCTATTAATTTGATTACCGAACTTTTCGACGTTAATATTTAAATTACCATAACCACCTTCCAGTGCAATTGGTAATGGGAAACTTCCTGGTGGGTATACAGGAACTCGAGGCGCACCACTTATGTTTCCGCGAGGCGCATCTAATTGTGCATTAACTGGCATTGTGTAAATGTTATCATCATATTCTAAACCTGTCATTTCTACACCAATCATACCTTCTGGTGTTTCGACTTCTCTGGTTCGCATAATTTTAAACAGTTTGTTGTCGAAACCATACAAGTCATTATCGACTTTTACAATATCACCTATATCTGTTTGCATACCACTATAGTCTGCGGTGTACTGAATAACTGTTGCTAATCTACTTTGTTGTAAGTCTACGTTTGCTAACCTTTCTGCTCTTATCTTATCATTAATTAAATCGATACTGTAATTCAATTGATTATCTGGTTCGTTTGCGTTTCTTTCACCTGCAGGTGTTTCTATAAGCACGGTGTTCATTGCGTCTTTTCTGTTGTCATCTGCAAATTCGACTTTAACACTATTGAACATATTAAACAGTTCTGTTGAACTTATGTCCATTTTACCTACCATATTGTCGTCATTGTATACAAGTGCATTGGCTTGTTCTGCAGGTGTATATGCTCTATTTGGTATTGCTTTAAACTTGCCTGTTTTACCATCATATGCAAAATAAGTGCCGCCTGCTGTACATATTTTATCAATATTACTTCTAACATCACTGAATGTGGTCACAACACCATTTATTTCATAACGTGCATTTTGTTGTGTGCTACCTAATGCATCTTTGTAATCTACAAGTTCATCACAAAATCCTCGCATTGCTGTATTGGCTGTGCCTACTATACTGTTTGTATCTATCAGTGTGTTGCTGAATCCTACACCGTATCGATTATTATTTAAATAATCTATTAACACATTACCTGGATTCTTAAGACTATTTTCCATTTCAAATGTTATGGGTGGTAAACCTGTTAATCCATTTTCTGGTGAGTAATCTATTTCTACAACTGCATACACCAAACTGTTTGCTGTATGAGTTGCTGGATTCCAATGCGGTACTAATGTTGTTGCGGCTGTTGTTGAACCTGTGCCACTTGCTGGAAATATAACGTCACTACCTGTGCTACCACCTTGATAAACATTAACTCTCACATTACCGGCGTAAGTTGTTGCACTTGTTCCGTTAGGATCAAAGTGACTAACAACATTATTACCACTGAAAATAAGTCTACTGTCATTAAGATAAACGTTTGAAACTGTAAAACTACCGGTATCTGTTTCTTCTGATAATGCAATACAATACACCATTGTGTCATTGCTGTTTTTTATTGCGGCATCGAATATAGGTCCACTGGTAAATGCTTTACCATACAGTACTGGTATTTTGTTATCTGTTGCTGGTGCTAATGTTATTCTTACTCCGGGATCATCTTGTGCACCTATACTTGGTGCTTTAAACATTCCTGTTGCTCTGGCAGTTGCATAACCTAAACCTGCGGCTATAACACCAGTTACCGCGGCGAATAACAGTTTAGAACCAAGTATTTGTCCTGCTGTTGCCACAAAAGAATTAACAATTGCGGTGGCTATAAATTGAAATACTGCCATTATGCGGCTCCTCTAACAAAGTTAGTTTCTATTGGTGTCCATCCTCTTTTTTGCATATTCAAATGGTCTCCCATACCTAATGTTGTTATTGTGTATGCACTGATAATGTTTTCTTCTACCAGTCGGTCTCCTACACCCACATACTCTTTTAATAATTTTGCACCGGCACTTGATCCTCTGTGTTCTGGATCTACCCACCAAGCAATCTCTCTCATTGACTTTACTTCTGGCAACCACATATCACCTTGTATCATTGCTAACAGCATTCCTACTATGTTGCCATCTGCTTCTGCAACTAAGGCTACTCCTTGTTTTCTTATGGCATCGATTACTCTGTTTGCATACACATCATTGTGTTTTGGTTCCTGCAATCCTGAGAATGGATTTGCATTTGCAAAGTCAATCATAAAACCTTTTATTGCTTCATAATCTTTAAATTCTGCTCTTCTAACTATCATTATCTTTCTTGTATATTCCTGCTACGGTCACGGTCACGATTACCACCGCCTCCGCCGCCACCACGGCCTCCACCACC